CCAATAACATTACCAGACCCTAAAGTAGTAAGTTCTGGATCATAAGTCTCTAAGTCAATAGCTACTTCTTTAGCTCCTGATAAATCTTTTAATTCGTGTGGTGCAACCCATTCAGTTTCGGGTGCAAATAAAGGCATTTGGGTTCTTCTCATTCGTAATCTCTCTCTTTCACCATTTCTAGATAATGTATAGCCTTATCTATATCTTGTACGCCTCCTTTAAGAGAGTGCCTACATATATACTTTATAGCGTTGCCTTCTGCAAAAAGCAACTTATTTTCGTTAATAAATTCAGCAGGTTGTATGTTCATATTTTTATAATGTTTACCTCCTACTTGTTTTTCTAGTGAGTCATAATTTGCTTTTTTAAATATATCTTTAGTTGTCATTTTTTTTCTCCTTATATTCTTCATATTCTTTTATTAATTTTTCTGATGGATGCCAAACATCAACAGCTGTATGACACTCAGGACATGATAAATTACTAACTATATCATAATCCTCATTATCTTCTGTGTCGTGATCTCCACCCCAAATTAATTCTGTATTACAGTGCCAGCATTTCATATGATATAAGCTCGATCAAAGTTTTTAGGATCTAACACATGCAATTCACGCTTCGCTCTTGTCGCTCCAGTATAAAATAATCTATGTAATTCATCCGGATCATAACTAAAAGTTTCTAGTGCTGCACCTGTAAGGTCTTGTAACAATAAAACATTATCGGCTTCTCCTCCTTTCGCTGCGTGTATGGTTGACATTTTTATACGAGGATTTTTATTTATCTGCTCACCATTCGCCCTCATATTACGAATATAAGTTTCTGTCATTGGGTCTAAACCATTAAATGATTCATACCAAACTTTAGAAGTTGTTAGTCCATGATCTGTCTGACATTCTTTTAATGTATACTTACCATCCGAGTGTAAAGTTTTACCTTTTTGAAATCCAACTAAAACATTGTCACCAAGATATTCATATATATTTTTAATTTCTAAATGATTTAGTAAATCACCTTTACGCCAATGTTCCCAATTATTTAATGCTAACAATAGTTTTAAAGATACAGAGTTCATACCCTTGTATTGATAATACCATCCTTGAATTTCGCATAAATCTTTTGCATCCTCTAAAAAATAATTAGCAGCAGATAATACTAACCAGTTACCTTGACTCATATCTACTTGTGTTATGTCAGAATATCTTTTTAATAATCCTTGTTCCTCTCTAGGTTTATATTCTTTTTGAAATCTGTTTTGTACTTTGTTTATAATGTTTTGTGAAAGCTCATGTATGGGTCCACCAGGTATACGATAAGATTGATCTAGTATTTTTATATCATTTACTTCTTCTTTAAGAGCTATGAAGTGATCTACGTCCGCACCAGCCCATTTAAATATTGCTTGATCATCGTCTCCTGCAATGTAAGTTTTATTTGCTTTAGCCCAAATCTTTCTTACCATTTCCCATTGTAGTAAAGATAAATCTTGTGCCTCATCTATAAATAATACTTCAAATTTATTTAGTGTTTCCTTTAATAAAAAATCTTCTATTAAATCATTAAAGTCTTTCAATCCTTTTTCTTTTTTAAATCTTTTTAATTCTTCTGCCAATAGAAACAAAGTATTACGTTCTATATCTAATATATTTTTTCTAGAATCATAATACTCCAACAGATCCATTCTCTTTACTGCTGCTGTGTTAATGATTGTAAGGTATTCATTATCAGAATTAAAAGTACCATCTTCATTAGAAAATTTTGCTGTCTTAATTGGTATGCCACATTTCTGACCAAATTCTTTATAGTCTTCTGTCTTCATCATTTTCTCTTTAGTCATACCTAATTGATTAAATGCGTATGAGTGTAGAGTTCTAAAGAAAGGTAAATCGTTTTCTTTATCTAGTCCAAACTTGTCTGCAGCACGATCAGCGGCTTCTGTTGCGGCTTTTTTAGTAAACGAAAAGTACCCAATTTGTCTGGGTCTAATTCCGTTTTTTAGAAATTCGTCTACTAAGTTTAGTAATGTTGTTGTTTTTCCTGTTCCTGGTGGTCCCAATATTATTGTTTTCATATTTTTTTTATTATTACACTCCTATTTTTTCCGGGTAGTTTTTCTATCCACCCTCTTTCTTGCAATTGATTGATTTTTGAAAAAATTGTACATTTAGTTTTAGATCCTGTTGCTATTTTCATTTCTTCATAAGAAGGTGATATATTATTTTTATTAATATAATCTTTAATAAAATTAAAAAGTTTTAATTGTTTGTCAGTCAATCCGTATTTCATAAAACCATCCAAATCCAAAATGCAGTTAATACAGCTAAAGAAATTAAATCCATTTTAGCTATCATTAAAAGTCCTCTTGTTGATATGCAATTTTAGAGACTGTTGCTTCTAATTTTTTCATAGTTTTAATTTTAACGACTCTAGGTTGTTGATTTTTAATTCTTAACCTTGTTTCCTCTATAAATATATCTTCTAGTCTTTTAATTAAATTACCTGTTTTAATTTTATCCATGTCCCAATTATTCTTTTTTAAGAATGCATAAAAGTCTTCCATTCTAAAATATGTAAATCCTTCTTCTGTATACGGAAGTTTATTAAATATATCATCCATAGTTCTTGCACTTTGTCTGTTTGTAGTCCAATCTTGCAAGAGTCCTGTAATTTCATTTGTAGGATTTAAAGATTCTAGTGGTTCCACTTCTTGTAAATTTTGCATCATTGGTTTTAAAAAATGTTGTTTCCAATCTTTAGGTTTAGGTACAGGCACAACTAAATTAGCTTGATCTAAACATGCTAACGCAAACAAAGGTGGGCTATATAATTGTTCTGTTTTTAATTCTATTCTAGTTTTATCTACATTTAAAAACCATTGTGGAGGTGTTGATGTATATTTTGTTAAACTACCCAACACTGGCATTTCCTCTTCACCAAATCCTACACCAAATCTTTTTGTTCTACATAGACCAGATTGACATACTGAATTTATAGGTGCATCTTTACATCTATATTTGTCATAACCTTTTCTGTTAACTGATTTAATTAATTGTTGTACTTCATTATTACTTAATGCAGGATCCATATATTGTGAGTTAGCTCTTACAATTTCATCCTCCCAAGTATCTGGTTTAGATTGTTTGTAATAAACAGCTACATTAAATAATGCATTGTTTCTTGATCCTTCGCCAAAACCTGTTGATGCAAGTTTATTTAAACACGGTGGTCCCAAGGGGAAAGCTTCTTCTTTTTTTTGTTCTGCAATTCGAATTGCTTCAACATCTCCTTTGGTGCAACTATACTTATCATACGTAATATAAAACTGCTCAAGTGTAAGAGCATTACCGTTATCATCAATCGCATATCTTAATCCTTTTGTATCATTGTAGTAGGGTAAATTTAAAAAATTACCAGTGTCCCCACGTTCCACTAATATTTCTGTTTGTTTAGGAAAAATTTCTGACCCTTCATATCCAAGTATGATAGCCATTTCTTTTAATTTTGATTGCATCAATGATGCAGGAATGTTTTCTTGTGTAAATAAAAATACGTGTGCGCCGCCTGATTTACTACGGCAAACTATTAAGGGTAACTTATGATCCCTAATACTTTTAACGAGGCCAGTGTGATCAAAGTTATATTCGTCAATATCAATGCACCCCCACCTACAATCATTATTTTCCGTGATAGGAATAATTCCAAGGGCTGCTCCTTTTCCTTCAAGATGATTGGTCCAAAGTTCGTCGGTGACGTCTTTACGAACAATAAAGGCTTTNCCTTGTTGTTTACCNTTNTCTCCTCTGTCACCGGGTTGGTATTGTCCATATGCTATTGTTAATCCACTAAAAATTTGTTTGAATTTATCCATATATTTTATTATCCTTTCTTTGTAAAGGGGATCTTGCGATCCCCTTAAAACTAAATTTAGTACGGAGTACTATCTTTAGCTTTCTCTTCTGCTACAGCTTTTGTTTGCACGTTTCCTTTTGAAACAGTATCTTTAAGACTCTTAGCTTGTTTATACAAACTTACGTCTTCTTGTCCCATAATTCTGTCTTGTGTTACAGACCAACCATACCAAGAACCTTTGTCGTTCTTTTGAAGTATAGATGATAAATTGTACACAACTCCATGCATTGGAGGTCTACCGACCTTACCTTCACCAATATCTACTTGCATTAGTTTCATCATGGCAATCCATTTTTTACTAACAGTAAGTTGTGAAGATTTCATAGTAATCAAAGCCGGTGTCATACCACCTGCATTTGTTTCCATTAAAACGTAGTAATAAGCAGTTTCTTCTAAATAATTACCATTAGGTAACATAATTTTAGAACCTACTCTTTTACCAGTTTGAATTATCGGACTATTAGGTTGATGAGTTGCTACAGTCATAGCATTTCCATCTCCTTTGTCTGATTTTTCTGGAAAATCTCTTTTATAATAACAAACAACTACTTTAATTCCCTTTTTACCATCGAAAATTTCATTAGTTATATTATTATAAATCATACCAGGTTTAGCACCTTCTATGTATTTACCATCACCTTCATTAACTTCAGCTGATAATTGACCTAAGATTCTTACATAAGGTAACGAAGTATCTTCTTGCGTTACATTTTCAAAACCTTGATCTAGATCATTGCCAAATAATGCTACTGATCCTTCTTCTTTATTCATTACTTCTTTGCTCATTATTTTTTATCCTTTATTTGTTATTGTTTATTTCCGGCTTATTTTAGTTTTATCTTTAATCCAAAGACTAAAGCTATCAGAAGGCATGTCGAGGCCGGCCTCCACACGCTCCTGATATAGAGCTGATAAAGTATTCCAAGCCACATCAGATTTCTGTTGCGGTTCAAAACCATTTTCAGCTGCAAGGTTGAGCAATTGCTCCGCCTTGTCATCTTCTCCCTTACCAAAAGATACAGTCACATTGTTTTTAATAATGTCACCTAATCC